AGGAGGGTCAAATACCCAAATAGCACTATTGATGCCTGTTGTCTCAATAATGGCACTATACGTCTGACTCGTCAATGCTATGCCTGTCAGCTTCTCTATATGCTTTCTCGCTGAGTCGATAAGGTTATCAATCAGCGTATCGTCATCATTATACTCAATCCGCATCCAGTTCTTAGCCTCTGTGCGACTGATTGGATCAATCCCAGAGTCACTTAGCTTCGTCAGGGTATGTATATATATCGCCATAGTTAATGCTTGTGTCCTTGTACTTTTTCTTTGAACCAGGTGTGGAACTCCGAGAGTTTTTTCTCTGGGTCATGTTCCCTGCTTCTTTCTTTTGCTTTGCGTGATGCCCATGCGTACACTTTGGCATCATCAAGCCTCGTAATCTCTGATACCCAACTTTCAATATCATTCCTATCCTTAACATAAATTCCTGCTTTCCCACAGTTTTCTTTTAATCCATCTGCTTCAGTACAGATGACCGGTATCCCACTACACATCGCCTCTGTTGCCACCATCCCCCACGACTCATAAGCACTCGGCATTATGACTATCCTTGTCTGCGCATACCACTCTTTTATGTTAGTGGTATTTGAAACATATCTCACATTTGGCAGATTGTAGGTTATTTGCTCGTCATACGAACCAAGAACTCCCAAAAATGATTTATTTGGCATCGCTCTCGCTATCTCACCTAAAATCTTGCCTCCTTTGTTCTCATTCACATTTATGAGTGTTATATACTCATTCTCACTTGTCTTTATATCCAAATCAAATTTGCGATAATCAACAGGTGGTGTCAATGTGAAATTAGGAAATTTATAGTCTAATTTTTGCTTTACCCAATCAGAGTTGTAAACCATGTATTGAGTCCAATCACAATTTGCTATCTCAGGATAAGTATGTGAGTTATGTATCAGGTGGAAGACTGGCTTCCTATACATTCTTCCCATGCTTATCGTCCAATGCGTGTAGTCAAGATGGGTAAATACTGCATCTGCCCACCTAAATAAGTTTTGTATGACATTCTCGTTAGGAGGAAAGACATCAATGCCGTCATAAACATACGTTGATGTTATCCTATGCTTATTAGCTTGATGTAGCAAAACCCTAACCTCATGACCCTGACTCTGTAAATACTTAAATATTCCGTGAGCCATCATCTCTCCTCCGCAGTTATGCTTTGGTGGGTAGAGATGGATAGATGCTAATATTCTCATGTCAATAATTTATGTAAACACCATAGTGTTCATTCTTGAACAGGTTATGCATCATCGGGTATCTCTCCAGAAATATTTTATGGGTCAGATCGTCTTGCCTGTGAATCTCATACTCATTACCACCTACTGCGCCCTGTGGCATCATGTAAGGGATAGCGACCATCATTTTCTTATCAAGCGCATGAATCCTTGTAGTTAGCTTTTTAGCCTCAAAGAATGTCATGTGTTCGATAATATCACCCATTATAATGTAATCGTAAGCATGAACGTTCACATCAAGCGCATCCCTGCAAAATATATTGTTATATATCTTCTCAAGTTCAAACTGCTTTATGTAAGGTTCATAAACCTCAACTCCATCAATATATTCAAAGAACCCTTTTAGCAATGTGCCATAAGTACCACACCCTGCTCCAATGTCCAATATCGAAATATGAGATTCGAAATTCCTTGTCATGTGTTCAAGGAACTCTCTCTTAAAATAGTCGTAGCTATACGGCATACAATAAAAGTAGGGGAGGATATTTCACCTCCCCCTATAGTTATGGGTTAGATATTACCATAAACAGCAGCAGTAGGTTGGAACTGGAGCAAATCTGCTCTTGCTTCGACCCTGAAAGTAATGAGGTTCTTGATGAAGTCATCAGCCACATTTTCAGAAGAGCGAACAGTCAAACCAGAAGACTGAGCGATGCGGTACTTAGTTGTATCCATCACATAAGCCTTACCAGAGGTAACTTGGCTGTGAGGAATTACAGGGATACCCATGATGCGAACATTACCGGCAGGATCGATAGTCAGACCACCAGGGACTGAGTAGGAACCATTTGTAGGCAATGTCTTCAGAACGTTAGTCCAACCTGCATAAGTAGTCAGGATGAGATTAGCATTCCAGTTAGCAGCACCAAGTTGGGCTACATAGTCAATGAACTTCTCAGCAGTTACAGAAGCAGATGTTACACCCGCAGTAGCAGCAGAAGCGATGTCATTGAGGTAGTAAACGTTCTCTTGTCTTTGGAAATCCTCAATCAGAGAAGACTGAAGATAAGACTGCATGAACGGAAGGTCTTCAAGCATCTGACGAGAAATCTTAACGTATCCTGCAATATATTTCAGAGATACAGTTATCATGCTTACGTCATAATCGAGTTGTGCTTTAGCATCACCTTCAGTTTGCTTAGCAACAGAACCTTCGCCAACAGGAGTGTTTCCGCGTGGAAACTGAACAGTGCCAGTTGATACAGGAACGATACCAAACACAGAGCGCAGATGTGGATTCACATAAGAGCGCATGAATGGGTTGTCCTGATAAGAAGTGTAAGGGCTACCTGTGAGGTTAGTGCTTTCAAGCATAGTGCCTACAGCTTTCAGCTCAAGTTGAGCAGTAAAAGGAGCAGCACTTGGACTTACAGCAAGCTCTCTGATTTCTTTGTAACCTTTGGTTACTACATCAGCGATAGCCTCTTTGATTTCGTTGATATGCTCAGAATAGCTGTTAGCTACTTTACGCTCAGCCTTTGCATTCAGCTTACCGAAGGCAGCCTTTTGCTCCAACACGAGGTTACGAGCCTCTTCAACAGTTTGGTTTTGCTTGAGCATTTGCTCATTGATTTGCTCAACCTTTGATTCGAATTGCTTGGCAGCCTTCTCAACTTCAGCAGCCACAGCAGCTTTCTGCTCGCTTAATTTTGATTCCAGAGCAGATTGGAATTCTTTCAGATTTTCCATCTTTGTTTTTGTTTAAAAGTTTCCTAAAATAGATATAAGTGACATCTCAAGCTGCTTTCCGTCACCCTTCTGCTGCTCTGGTTCTTCAACAGATACCTTAGTGCTTAGTGCTTCCACCGCTTGCGCTAATTGCCTAACTTTTATAATACACAAATCTATAGTCTCATCAGTAGCATCTGAATGCCTGATAAACTTCTCAAATCTACGAATTTCTTCTTTCAGCTCTTCAACCTCATACACCGACTTAAATCCTAACATAGGTGTATCTTCGTTCGCACCCCAAGCCGTCAATGAAGACCCTTCGAACAGCTTTACATCGTGAATTTCATTACCGCTGTTAGTTTTTTGCTCCCTGATGGTAGTGAAGCCGATGGAATGCTCTGTAATCAGACCTCCTTCCACCATCTTGATGAAGTCTGATCCATAACTTGTCTCCACAAGCTTACTCTCATAATACAACCCCTTGCTATCTTCCTTCAGCAGGATTGGCTTGCCGAGTGGCAGATTCGGATTGTGATTCTGAAGATGCTTGATCCTGTTCTTACCATCTGGCCCCCAATCTTGGATGGAACGCTTAAATGCCCCTGGCATCATTATATCACCATCTGAGTCGAGGTTGCCAAATGTGGAAAAATAGCCAGTAACTATTCTGCTTTTCTTATCAATATCTTTGACTTCAAGGTCAAAATTCTTGCATTTGTATAATTGATAGTCTCCCATATTCTTTTGATTATCGATTTGATCAAGTTTTCTTATTGCCCAATTTATCCCTGCATCACCACCCCAAGCGTCCCACATTATCCCTCCGCATCCTTCAGAATACGGAACGTCTTTGTTTTGCTGATGCCTTTTAAATGATGCCATCCTTGCGATGGTGTCTCTACTTATTTTCTCTCTATTCGCCAACTGATTCGCTCTCGTCCAACCGACAGGAGTTCCACAGTCGCTACCATTCTCTTCTTTATACTTCAACGCCCTTTTAGCGTTATTGCTTGCAGCCTCTGGGTAGTCGTTGTAAGTCTCAGCCTTCTCCTTCATGTCATCATCCTCCTGTGCAAGATAAGCCTCGTAGGCTCTCTCAGCAGACTCTCTTGAGGTGTACATACATTGTCCATCTCCTATCCTAAATTTGCCATCTCCGCAGCTGTATATCGGCATATTATCGTTTCATTATAACGTTATTATTCTCATCCCTCCTCGGTACAAACGCCACAGTACATCTGCAATTTATTGTAAATCCACGAGGTGTATTCGGGTCACCAGGCATATCCGCCACTATCGTCCGTCCGAACTTGTCCGTACTCACAAATGGCTCGTTCCATGCTTTTCTCTGCCCATCCATGTCCCAATGGTCGAATTGGTCTTTTGGTATCCTCCTCGTCCGCCCATCTCTCCTGCTTACCCATATCTTGTCAACCTCAAAGGAGTGCTTGTCGGCAGCCTGCATGATAATGTAGTTACTCGACCGCATCGTCTCCGTCCTCGCTATCATAGCACCCCTTCTCTTTAGCTGCTCCAACTGCTTGTCATCCCTGATGGCTTGTGCTATCTCCTCCTTTGTCTTTCCCTCTCCTATCAGGAACACAATAATGGCACTCAGCCTCTTTTTTGTCGTTTGGGTCATCAGAGACACCAACCAGAACCCATAAGTAGTCAGGAACGTTAGTATCTCGTCTATGAACGTGCTATCGAGTCCGAACGGATCAGCCGCTTTTCGGTTCATCTGCCCAACCGCCCTATAGGACGCATTGCCGAACTTGACAGCCGCCTCCCGATAGAGCTGATTCATTACGTTCATAATACCTTCACTCCAAGCATACGTTCCGAGCCGAGACATCGCTGCCTCTGGCCCATACTCCTCCACATCCCTCGCAAACTGCTTTAAGTCGTTATCTATCGCCTCGTAAAACAAAGAGCTATACTTCTTATCCAATAGCAGTCGCATCCGCTCCACCTTGCTCCAATACTCGTTGCGCTGCATCACGTTCATCTTCTAATCGTTTTTGGTATGAGAATCTCGCCTCAGCTCTCATCGTCCTCTCCATCAGGCACGTCCTCTCCGTTGGGATTTTCGGAAATCTCTTCATCACTATCTCCCATATCTCGCTGTCCGTTGTTGTTGCTGTTATCATCGTTTACGTCTAATGTCATTCCTGCATACTCTATCGGTATCAGACCTTGGTTCACATAGCTCATGTCCCAAGCACCACCCTTCGCCTCGTAGTTCATCGCCACACGCTTCTCATCCATTGTCAACCAATTGGCATCTCTGAGAGAACGTACCATTCTCTCCATGTCCTGCTGCATCTCTGGCAGAGCCGTAATATCAAAGTCAATATACGCATCCTCCCCAAATCTCGGTACGAGTTTCATATTCAACTCATCCCTGAGTGTAGCACACATCGGCACAATAGTGTTGGTCACTAAGTCCCTCATTGCGTTCTGATAATTGTTATAACTCGATGTATCCGTATCAAATATCACCGCAGGCAGTCCGAACACCCTGCACCATTGCTGTAAGCTGACCTGCATTGCTTTTATTAGCTCCATGTCCACAGAAGACAGGCCAAAGTTTAAATACTCCCAAGGTGTTTGCAGAACGCCAAGCTTGCCTTTGTTGTCCGTACCATTTAGCCTATCATTGACAGTATTTTGTATGTCTGCCGCCTGAGTC